GCGGCGGTCGCGGCGGCGCGTTCGCTCTCCATCTCCGCGATCCGGGCGCGGGCGGCCACCAGCTCCTGCGCCATCGCCGCGACTTCCGACTCGGCTGCGGCGTGGGGGTCGACGGCGAACACCGCCAGGTGTTCACGGGACAGCTCGGCACGCGGGGTCGGGGTGGTGCAGCAGGGGAAGTCGCCGCCGGGCGGGCTGGTGGGGGTGGTCAACGTGGGCTCCTCGAACGAGAGGGTAAGGGAACCCACCGATACTAGCTTTCACCACACACTCACGTCTACAACCAATACTACGCACTACTGTGCGCGGACGGAGATGGCGCATTCCCATTCGCTGCCCGTGTGCACCCAATGAGCAGTGACGGCCGGCGGAGTGCAGAACGCTTCGCAGGCCGCACCGCGCAGCACACTCATATCGGCTTCACTGATGCCGCGATGCGGCCAAATGTGGATCGCCTCATCCCGCACGGACAGGTGACCGATCTGGCGCCACCACTGCCAGCCGTGATCGATCCAGATGCTTGGGTGCCCGTCAGCTGGGTGGGTGGTGATGCCGAAGGCGTTGAGGATGCCGGTTGCGGTCGCGGCGACTTGTCGGCAGTCGAATTCCTGGTAGTCGGGTCGCGTGTGCACCGGTGCCCCCTTTGCCTTTCCTTCAAACCATGATCGAACGCGTGTTCGAATACTAGCGCGGGTTTGCTGTCACGTCACGCACCAGCCACCACCCCGACACCAGACCGTGACTCATCGAACAAACACTACCGAATCGTGTCACAACACACCCAAACGAAAAAGCGGGCGCCCCACCCACCAGCAACGCTGGAAGATGGGACGCCCAAAGCATCACGTGACACGCACGTAACTGTTCGTGTTCGTCTGCGCCGTCGGCCGCGACGTCGTGTTACCGCCGTCAGCCTCCAGCCGGATCAGATCACCGGCAGTCACCGACACGCCAGTCGCGGTCACCGTCGCGGTCGCGCTGCCATTCCCTGGGACCGACACAGGGTCGCCGGTGGCGAGGATCGCGCCGGTGGTCTGGTTCTTCAACCGCATCGTCACATTGCGGGCGAAAGCACCTGACGCCGTCCACACGACCGACGCCGACACCGTCTTACCCGTACCCGTCGACTGCACCACCAGGTCACTGCCCGAGACCGACGAGCCGGGATAGTTCGTCGTGTCAGCCACCCAGCCGGTCACCGGGACGAACCCGCTCGTCAGGCCGGAGAAGGTGCCCGACTTCGTCATCGACGACGGGTTGAAGATCGACGCCACCGCCGACAATGTGCCCGCACCGCTGAACCCAGCCGTTGCGGTCGGAGTGACCGAGGCACCCAGCGCAGCGACCGCGGTGAAACCGGCACTGGCCGATGCGACACCGAGGGCTGCCAGTATCCCAGCCGCCGTAAACTGCGCGACCGCGTGCGGGACCGCCGACGCCGACAGTGCACCCACCGCCTCGAACAAGGCGTCCGCCTCATTCGTCGGCACCACAAACGTGCCCTCAGCAGTAAACCCAGCCCCAGCCACGGCCGCAGCCAACGCTTGCAAGGTCGCCTCTCCCCCGAAGGCAGCCACAGTGTGCGGGACCGCCGACACCGTCAAAACGCCCTCAGCGTTGAACGGAACTATCGGCGGAGGCTCGTACAACACGCCCTTCGGCAGGCGCGTCCAGGTGCCGGCGGGGAGGGCGCCGCTGCTGTTCGACCTCCCCGGCAGGGCGGCGCGCCTGCGTGAATGTGCGGGAAGCATCCGCCGCTCAGCTCAGCGCGAAGCTGGGCGTGACCTTGATGGTGCCAGCGGAGCCGATGGTGATGCTGGGGGTCAGGGCACACTTGTCGAAGAAGGTGCCCGCGCTCGACGCCGACCACAGCCCTGCATGCGTGTACGTGCCAGCCGGGGCCGTGAATGTCAACTCCGACATCGACAGAGCGCCACCGGACCCGGAAGTCCACGTGCCCTGGACCCGGACATACCCGCCGCCCGTCGCCTCACTCGCACCAGTCGTGCCAGGGTCGGCAGTATGCAGCGACACCCACACCTGGGCGGTACCGGACAGATTCTTGTACGCGTCGGCGAGCACTTGCCGGGTCGCGGCAACAGCAATTGCCATTGGTTCACCTCGATCAACCCGAACCGACGTCGGGTAAGAGAGTCAGGAAGTCAGTAGCGGACGATCGGCCCGCGGTACCAGCAGAAATCCGCGCCGTCGGAGTAATGGACGTAAATGCGGTACGTTGCTGGCAAATTGATGGTGTCGGCGGACTCGGATGCGACATCCCAGCTGATGCTGTTGGAGACGACCGTTGCGGGCCATTCAGTGACCACGTCGCCCGCCATGTCGTAGATGACGATTTTGCAGGTGGTGCCTGCGGGCACGGTTTCGCCTGCGGGCATGAGGATTTCGTGAATGAAGTCCTGGCCGTTGACGAGGACGAGACTGTCCACGAGCGGCTGGTGTCCGATTGTCATTTCGTGTCCCCTCGCAGGGAATATCCACCCGCTACGTGGGAAGCGGCGGGGTGGTGTCGATGTAGGGGCCGCGCCACTCGGGGTCGTCCTTCATAAGTGCGACCGTGAGATCGTCGAGAAAACACCCATACTGGGCCGAGGATTTGAAAAGGCGGGTGTACAGCGCACTGCTTCGACCGTCTGGCATCAGCTCCATTTGGGCCTTCAATGCCTCTTGTATCTCGACGAACCAGCGCACGGCTCCGGTGCTCGTCGCCTCACTCATGGGTGCAGGCGGATCATCGAACCACATCGCTTGAGGATCGAACTCAGGGTCGTCGGTTTTTATCGCATGCCAAAGAGCCGGAACCAGCTTGTTGTGGATGTACTTTATGTCGTCCGGCTGTTCGTCCATTCCGATATGCCGGCGCTGACCGAATCCATCCATCACCACGCCGTAAAAGAAGTTCTTAACGTGCTGGAGCTTGTCGGCCATTACACCTCCCGAAGATAGAAGAACGGCAACTTCGTTGACGAATCCCAGTGCTGATTGGCGGCGGTGATTGTCTGTGGCAGCGCGGACAGTGGCGACGGTCCGGCGTAGCAGTAAGGTCTGCGCGGGTATTTCGTACCCTCGAACCGGTTCAGGTCGGTGATTCGCACACACATCAGCGACGCCGCAGTCTGGATTGAGCTGGTGTCCTGGAGCAGGGCGACCGCGAAAACCTGATCTTGCTCGGCTTCTATCGTCAGCCCCATGTCGAACCGGGTCTCGGTGTTGATGTCCGTCACGAGGCTCTTGATGTTCGTGGCCGCCAGCGTCGGTGTCAGAAGCGTCAGCAGACCCGTCTCGGTGTCGACCGAGTAGACGCCCAAATAGGCGGCGTTGATTCCGAAGAACGTTTGCGCGTCGCCGGTCATGAATCCGACGTAACGGAGATCGGCATCGCGCTGCACTCGAATAAACCCAATTTCTGCCCAATCCGCATTGTTTCCCGCAGGCTGATAGTCAGGAATTCGGTTCAGATTGTGAGAATGGGAACTGTCGCCCGATCCGCCCGATGCTGTGCCCGACGCCGTGCCGTGGATCAGTTGCGTGCGCGGCACGGTCGCGTGCTCGCGCGGGTCCATCGTCGTCCACAGCGCGGAGTTGACCGGCGTTTGCGTGAACTTCGGGCGCTCCGAAATCGGGGTCAGCACTTCCGATTTGTGATCCCCCTGCGCCTTCGTGAACGACAATTTCGCGCCAGCCTTCAACGAAGCCTGAACATCCTCGGGCGTCGCGGTCTGCAACGCCCGGAAAGCACCCAACTCGATACTGCCGTCAGGTGTCGGCTGATTGGGGGCAGTCACAAGCGATCACCCCCTACAAAACGGGTCATATGTCGTTTGAAAATTCCGGCGGAATCGGTGGAGGCTCCGGGCTCGGCACATGTGTGCGAATAAACGCCAGCAGATCCTTCACATACGCAGTCAGAGCATCGATGCGGCGGACATCGCGCAGATGCTGCTTGGTGTCCTCGACATGCTGATCTTCGAGAGCGTCGATCCGAGCGACATCCTCCACATGCTGGTCCTCCAGATGTTTCACCCGAACAAGCAGATCGGTCACCTGACGCATCAGCAGATCGGACGTCGCCTGAAAATCAGCGCGCTGGGAGTCCAGCGAGCGTGCCCGTGGGGAGATGTACCCCACGAGCATGCCGACGCCTCCAGAGATAGCCGGGATGAGCACATCCCACATCGCGGGTCAGCCGATGCTAGGGGTCTTGGCCGCAGCCACACCCAAACCGAGCGCAGCAGACACAACAGCCACGACCGCCGACGCCTGCGCATCGGTGGCGACGCTGTAAGCGACCAGCAACGGCTGCGCCGCACCCAGCAGGGTGTACAGCCACGTGCGCCAGGTGGCGGTCGAATTCGCGCCGGCGACGGTGAATCCGACCAGCGCGGCGACAGCGCCACCCCACAGGGCGGCGTCGGCGTCGTTGAGCAGACCCAGCGTGACAAGCAGAACCTGAACCGAGCCGAGGGTGGCGTAGATGCGGCCACGCACGTCAGCGGTCAGGTCACGGATACGGTCGAAAGACATGGGGTACCTCGAATCGTTGAGGGAGGCTGGATTAGGCGGCGTCCGCTACGGGGGTGTCGGGGCCGTCGCCGTGCAGCAGGCCAAGGGTCTGCTTGGGGGTGAAGTAGATGCGGCCGCGCTCGAAATCCTGGTAGCTGCCGGTGTCGAATGGGATCTCGTCCGAGGTCGGCCAACCGTAGGGGCCGTTCTCGAATCCGCTGCGGTTCCAGCGGTTGCGGATCTCGCCGTGCACCCAGTAGCCGGGCTGCCCGTAGCGGCGATAGAGGGCGCCGTTCTCGAACCCTTGCACGTCGCCCCAGGGGGCGCCGTCAGGGCCGGTGAGCACAGTGTGGTCACCGATCGGGTAGCCGACCGGCCCGGCCTCCCAGCCGCGTTCGGCCCACGCCTCGAAGATCGCGGCCGGGACGGCGTGCGCTCCGGTGCGCGGGTGCCAGTAGATATGCCCGTTCTCGAACTCGGCAAATCGGCCCTCGCCGTCAGGGGTAACGTTCTCCCCCACGGTCTTTCGGGCGCCGATCCACGCCTTCGCGCGCTCGGCTTCCTGGTCGATCATGTTCACCGGTGGCAGCGCGGGTGCGCCGGTCGCGTACTCGCGGACGTAAGCGGCGAAGACGTCCCAGGGGAAGTTCCAGCCGACATCGGTGTGGTCCCCGATGCCAAGCTCGCGGGTGACGTACTTGTGGTCGGAGATGCCTTCGCCGCGGTAGTAGTCCGGGACGATGACGTCGGTGGAGAAGCCGTACTTGCGGGCGTCCTGGACCGCCAGCCATGCCGCGATCCGCAGGTCATGGTCGCGCTGAAGCCACTGCTCCCGCGACCATGCCGCGCGAGAGCCGGCAAAGCACAAGTTGATGGTGAAGGCATTGGCGTCCAGTACCGACCAGCTCGCGTAGTCGGTGTCGACGACGTCGACGACGATGCCGTCCCGCAGCGTGTAGTGGTAGCTCACGCCGGCCGCGGGATTGTTCAGATAGGCGGCCAGGGATTCGGCCGTGCCGTTGCCCTCCTGAGTGTGGATCAGGAAGTTGATGACGCGGGCGCCCCAGCGTTTGGAGCGGGAGTTGCCCATGCGGGCGATTTCGGTGTACTGCGGGGCTGCCATCAGACGCCCACCTCCGGGTACTTGGAAAGAATGGATTTGCGGGGCTTCTTGGACAGGTGCCGCTCGACCATGAGCACCCGCTCGCGCTCTGCGTCGTCGACGGTTTCCAGGTACTCCAGAACCTCGTCGACGGTGTGCGCGCACGGATTCCAGCCAGGATCGCGAACCGGCACATTGGTCACGTATGCGCCGTCACTGGTCACCGGGCCGGTCTTCGGGCCGCGCGGCCCCTCCCCCGTCACGCTGTCGACGAGCTGCTCATTCGACGGGACAACGTCCGGACCGAAGCCGAGCGCCTCGGCCAGCTGACGGCGGGTGTCCTGCGGCAGCGATGCGACGAACTCTTTCAAGTCGAGTGCCGACCGGTCAGGGGCGTCGATCGGCTCCCACACACCCGGCGACACCAGCCAGTGCGGGTCCGTGTTCCGCGGCTTCTGGTACTTGATCTTGCGTTCGGGCGGAACGGTTGAATCCATCGGCCTGGCACCGCAGTCCCAGAGGCGTCGTGAGACCTCTCTCAGGTACTCGACTGGGAACGGCAGCGGCGCGCCCTTCATTCCGGGCAGTCCACTGAACATCCAGAGAAACGCTTCTTCAGGGCAGTTGTGGTTTACCAGGTGGTGTTCAGGAAACTCGCCCGGCTTAAGGTGCGGCGACTGGTCGATTTCAGCTTCAGCTTCAGCTTCGATAGGATTCTTGGATTTACCCATTTGCGATTGCCCCGTATAATTGTCTCGTGCAGGCGGAGATTTGGATGTGCATCCCTGGATTCGATGGTCGATACGAAGCAAGCTCGTTCGGTCGAATTCGATCGAACCGGAGCGGCAAACAACGCATTCTCGGTACGCGGACCAACAATGGCGGCTATGTGACCGTCAGCCTCAGACGAGGCGGGAAGGCCACGACTCAGACGGTGAACCGTCTTGTGGCGCTTGCCTTCCACGGCGAACCCACCGACCCGAGTTATCACGCGTGTCACAACGACGGCGTCAAGTCGAACAACCAGGTCAGCAACATTCGGTGGGACACGCCGTCTGGCAATGCGGCCGACAAGCTTCTTCACGGCACCAACTGGCAGCTCAACAAGACCCATTGCGCCCAGGGCCACGAGTACACGCCCGAGAACACACGCATCATGAAGAACGGCGGGCGCCGCTGCATCGCCTGCAAGCAAGCAGATTCCAACCGGAGGTACCGCGAACAGCGTGGCGATTCCTTCGGCACCCACAAGGGCAAGAAGCTCGCCCCAGAGACCGTCGCCGCCATGCGGGACCTGCGAGCGCAAGGCATGATCTACCGAGAGATCGCAGAGCGTTATGGAGTAAGCACCCCGACAGCACGCTTGGCGATCCTCGGTGAGAGCCACAAGGACGCGGCCTGATCTCCTGGACTATCGGCCGTGCACAGCGAGTTGCTGCACCAGCGAGCCGAGTTCGGCGACCATTGCCAAAGCGCGCTGACCGCGGTCCTTGTTCTTTTCCTTCTCGCCGATGACCGGCTTCCATTCCGGCGGGGATTCGCGATCCCACGCCAGCGTCAGCTCCCGCACACGGTCCACGTAGATGGTGTGGTCGTCGACATACAGGGTGGTGGGGCCGTGGCCTGCCACCTGCGATCCGATGACCTGTGCACCAATGCGGTCGCCGATGAAAAAGTGGCCTTTACCCTGGTCGCCGATGAACCACGGGGCACCGTCACGAATATTGATTTCGTGACTGAACCAAGACCGGGTTTCGTGCAGGGCCTTCCGGATCGACAGCAGCATTTCCAGCGTGTAGGCGCGGTCCGACCCGGAAGCCAACACTTCGAATGGTGCCGCCCATCCGCCTTTTGATTTGCGGCCACCACTTTCGACGTTGAACCAGGCGGCTATGGTGTCCCAGTAGAAAACCTGAGCGACGGCGTCCACCGCACCACCGATGGGCGGAATGAAAACCATCGCGGCAATCAGATCGCCCACCGTCTGAATGGTCGCGGAGATCAGCTCGTTCACGAACGGGAATGAGTGCCCGCCCGCTACGATTTGCCGCGCCGTGGACGGTGTGAAGGTGAACTTGCTCGACTCGATCCCGGTTTCTTCGCCCTCCAGGTAGATCACGTAAGGGCAGGTCTTGTCGGTCAGGCGTAGACCGGGAACCTTGTAGGAATCGGGTACGGTGGGTGAGACGACATCTTCTTCGAAAACGTCGATGAAGTCTTCGGCCCACTGCGCGAACGTGCGTTTCAACCCGAGGAAAGGGTCACCGCCATTACTGGTGTCGGTGTAGTAGCCGGATTTGTCGACAATGTCGACCACCAGGCAACCGTTACGGAGTGTTTGCCCCTCGATGGGCTGTTCGTCTTCGCCTGCTATGAAACGTCGGACCTGGATAGACAGCTGGGCATCTTCCAGGATGTCTTTCGCCATGTCGACCCAGCGCTTGAAGCGGCTGTTGGGGACAGACCAGATCGTGCCGGCCATCATGTCCTCGGCGAAGGTCGTCGGTTTGACCACGACAGGCCAGTTGGACATGAGCGTCGCCGGCGCCGTCACATGATTCATGGGGTCGTCTGGCAGCGCGAAATTGTTCGTGACATTTTCGCGCATCAGATTCAAAAACAGCGCTGTTTTCAGACCCCAAATCGAGGGACCGGCCAGAAAGAAGACGCGCGGAAATTGCACGAAGGCCGGTAGAAACGGGTTACACCAAGCGAGGTAGTACTCCAGCGCGGAAAGGTCGTGCAGCCAACGCACAACCAATACCCAGGTGCCGTCGTCTCTTTTTTCAACAGTGTGGTCGTGCAGCCTGCCGGACCAGCGGGCACCGTCTTTGTCGACGGTGATGAAAACGTGCAGCTTCTCCCCGCGGCCGACGCGAGGCGCTACCTGCCAGATCCACTTCGCCAGCGGGTCGTCGATCGGTATTTCGGTGAGCCCGGGACCGACCTCGTTGTCGAGCCAGGTGAAGCTGGCCGAGTACTCCGAATCCAGTGTGCCGACCAGCTTCCAGTCGCCGTTCCAGATACGGACCTTCGGCGGTACCAGGCGCGCGCGTCGGTCGGCTTCTTCCGCGGCGAGAGTGGCTTCCCAGATCGCGCGGCACTGTTCTTCGAGGGAGAGTTCGAGCAGATCGGTCATCGGCTCTCCCATGCGTGGCCCCAGCGTCGCTGGCAGTAGACTTCGACACGGCCGCCGCCGACCGGCGCGTTTTCAACCTTGACCGGGAGATTGGTTTCCGGGGTTTTCGGTGGGACGACATGCTCGAATGAGATGCCGTTCATGCGGCCTGCCAGATTGGTGCCCGCGAAGTCGCGGACCTGAAGTTTGTCCCGGTAGAGAGTGATCCGGGCGCCGCCTTCCAGTGCGGTCAATTCAGGCAGGGTGATCTTCCGGTTTGCCCATTCCCCGCCCGGCACTCGATGGTGCTTCTTCCCTCTCCAGGAGAAGTCAGGAAGCGTCCACTTGCCGCGGGTGACCACCCATTGCAGCCAGATCGGCTGATCGCAGGGGTTGGAAATGGTGACGAACCCTTCCGAGGTTCCGGCCGAGCCGGTCTCGAAATAGTCGTACGGGCTGTTCTCCCATTTGTCTTCGAAGAAGAAGGGCTGGTCCGCTACGACGGCCATCGGCACACGCGACGAGCGTGTGATGTGTGGATCGTGTTTCGACTCGAATTCGACCGTGTCGTCTTTCGCCAGCCATAGGCTGCGCGTCCCCGAGATCGGGGTCGTGATCGACATTTTCGTCAGCGTCGAGTCTGGATCCCACGGGTCAGGTTCGTAATCCCATATAGAATTCCAGTCGTCCTGTAGCTGTTGCCATTCCTCCGGCGTGTCGCCTTTGATGTCGACACCGAAGGTGATGCGCCGCTCTTTGTATGATTTGCCCAGGTAGGTCGAACCCTTCTGGAACGCGCTCGACTTCCGTCGCGTCTGGACGGGTGCGTCGTAGATCCCTTTGATGTCCGGGGACAGAAAGAGTTTCCGCGACGCACCCGCGCCATTGACGATGAAATGCGAGCCGTCAGGACCGAAGAATTCGACGCGGGCAGATTCCCACATCAACGTGATTAGCCCCTTGCAGTGCCAGTGTGCTGGATAGCGCGCAAGTCAGCCATTTGCTGCGCCTTCCGGTACCCCTCATCAACGTCGCGCGTCTGGATCGTGATGTGGGTGGAGTAGTCGTAGGTCGCCAACTCGGTGCCGGAGCCGCCGGACTGGATCACCTGATTCGCGGTCGCGGCCGGTGCCGGCGCCGCCTGGTACCCCGACTGGGCGAGCGCGCCCGAAGCCTGCGCGGACGCGATACGCGCCTGATGCCAGGCATCCAGGGTCTTGCCGTACTCAGTCACCTCGGACGGGATCAGGCTCCGCGGGTCGGGAAGGCCGAGCGGATCCAGCGTCGAGGAAATCAAGCCATCGAACCCGGTCTTGAGCGCGCTGGTGTACCGCTCGCGGGCCTTGTTGCCGACGATTTCCAGGGTGTCGACACCAGGATTGACCGGAACCCCGTACGTTCCGGGCGTGCCGTCGGCGCTGGTGCCGCCGCCCATCGGCTGCGGCAGCGGCGCCATCTGTCCCGGTACCGGCTGCGGCAGGGCTTGCAGCTTCTGCTCCATGCCCGGCATCTGCCGAATGAACTGCTCGAACAGGCGCCACTGCGGGTTCGTGAGCACTGCTTCCGGCAGGCCGGAGGCGTTGAATCCCCATGTGCCGTGCGGGAAGATGCCGCCCTGGTCGTAGCCGTGGCCCTTGCCCCACATGGTGGTGAGGTCCATGCCGTACCGCGCTTTGTAGTAGCGCAACGCCGCGACCATGTTGCTGAAAGGGTCGCGGCGGTTGTTCGGCAGCTCAGGATCCCGATACGCCTCATACGTGCCCGGGATGATCTGCAACAGGCCGACACCCGCGGCTTCGCCGGTGCCGTTGACGTCCACGATCTGCTGAGCGATATTTGGGTTACCGCCGGACTCCGACTTGATCTGCGCCAGCATGGCGTTGACCTGGTTTTCGTCGTCGGCGTTGAATCCGACCCGGCGCATGGCTTCTTTCGCCATCTCCCGCCAGTGCTCAACACCCCACGCCGGGTCATAATCGACCACGCCGCCGCCGGACTCGCCGCCCAACCGTGACGTGACCCAGCCGATGACAGCGTCGGCCATCTTGCGTGCGAAAGCCCGCGGCATCTGACCGAACTCGCCCAACTGGTCGAACACCGGCACCTGGTCGGCCAGGCCGCGCAGCGGCTTCGCCAACAGGTTGTCGATCATCAAGCTGCGGCCACTCGACACCAGGCCGCCGATACCGGCACGAACCCGATCGAACAGCGACCTCTTGTCGTCCTCCGACATTTCGGTCAGGAAATCGTTTGCGGCCCAATGGACATGGTCGCGGTGTTGTTCGTTCGTTCCCGACCCGAAATCGAAGGGTCGGCCTTCATCGAGGTTCTGCCAGCCGTCGAGCGGCCAGTGGATCAACTCCGCGCTCTGGGGGTAGGTGTTGTAGATCCAACGGGCAATCTCCTTCATCGGGCCGCCGAGGTCGATGGCCTTGCCCTGCATGTGCAGGTCGTAGCCGGACCCGACATCCACGAAGCGCTTCGCCGAGGTGAGGATCGCGCCAGGGATCGCGTTGCGCACCAGATCCCACAAATGCACCTGGATCGGGTCCAGCGGATCGCTGGTTTGGACGATGCCGCCGTCGCGGTAACCGGGGAGCGGACCATCAGGCTTCGCCTGAGTGCCGCCGCCCTTGAGCACCGTCCGACGCATCCGGTACATCGCCTCGTGCCCGCCAGCAGCACGCACCTCGTCGGCAGTCCACACATGCTCGCCGCGCGACAACCGATACAGCCCGGCCCGGTCGTCCTTGCCGTTACCGGGGCCATGAACCGGGCCACCAGGACCGCCCATCGCTCGGGCGCCCACCAGCGGCTTGTCGAACGTGCCGGTCTGACCGGTCACGCCGACATGGTCGATCGGCTCCCACTCCGGCAGCCCCAACTTCTTGGCCACCCGGTTCCAGATGTCGCCGAAGCTGTTCAGGGTGTCGATCACCGTGTTGATCGGTCCCTGAAGCGCCGAGGACACATTCGACCAGGCGCGCGCGATACCGAGCACCAAACCATCGAAAAAGCCCGGCAGAGTGTTTAGCTCGGACTTGAACTTCCCGAGCACCTCCGGACCTGTGAGCGTCGAAAACACCGTCGTAACAGTGTTTTTGAAAGTGTTGAACTTATCGCTCGCGTCATCCCTGAACTCGCCCAGTTTCGTGCTGACGCCAGGCAGATTGCTGGTAAACCCGCTGAACGCGCCACCGATACGAGTAGTGATCGAATCCTCGCCATTGGTCGCCCAATCAGCGAAGCCAGTCCCCATCTCGTACAGGCGGCCCATAACGGTTCCCGCGCCCTTGTCGAAGTCGGACGTAAAGCCCGACCAGGCTTCCTTGACCTTGTCCGATGCGCCCGTGGCGTTCCAGACCAGCCCGATAGGGCTGTACCCAATGGCTCCTCGCAGGAGACCGCCGCCGACGGACTTGGCCTTCTCCCCAGCACTTTTGTCCTCATCGAAGACACTCATCACATCGCCCAGCGGCGAAGCGCTCAGCTTGTCGATAAGCCCAGCCGCGGCAGAGATCATCGTCGTGATAGCGCCAACCGTGGTGCGGACATTATCGAAAAAGTCCCGAAGCTTCTTCTGGCCCTCCTCCGTCGAAAGGCTCTCGTTCCAGCGCTTCAACGTTTCGGCAATCGACGTAAGCCACGACTCGCCGGTCTCGTCAGCGCCCCTGAAGATATTCTGAATCAGGGCAAACACTTGCTTGCCGATGTTCCAGAGATCCTTGAAGGTCTTGATCGACTCCTGCAAGAAGTTGCGGAACTTCGACTTGCCTTCGTCCGAGTTTGCCCAGTCCTTGAACTTCTTCGTCACGTCCTCAAAGCCCTTCGCGGCTCCAGGCATGAACTCGGAACCGACTTCCGAAAGAGCCAAGAACGCTTGCAGGACGTTGCTGAGACCGTTCAGGAACGGGGTCACCGAAGCCTCGACGTTGTCGAAGATGTTGGCGAGCGTCAGGCGGTTCGCGTCGGTGTCTAGGTCGGCAATAGCCTTACGGACCCCCTGGTTGATCGCATTCGCGATGCCGCCCAGCCCTTCCCGAAGTGTGGGAAGGTAATTCGTTGCCAGTGACGAGATCGAAGTACCAAGCTGGTCGAACAGCTTCTCCTGAACAAACTGTCGCAGCTCACCGTAGGGCCCGCGAAGCGCAAGCATCTGCTCGACAAACGCGCGCGCCGCCGGCGACAACTTCCCTAGCGCCTTCTCATATTCGTCTGCCGCAGAGGATGACTCATTCATCGCATCTGTGACAGCCTGAGATGCTTCCGCATAGGTCGCTTGCGCGTCCGCGAGCGTCGTGTACGCGTCGGCCAGCGCCTGCTGTGCATCCATCTCAGCGTCAGCTGCCGCCGCTACAGCTTCCTTCGCCGCAACAACTTGGTCGCTCCCCTCAACCCCGAGAGCGTTGGCCTCGGCAGCCTTCTCGGCGAGTCGCTGGTTTTCGCGGATGGTGTCCTGCTGATCGGCGAGGGCCTGCTTGACATCGTGCTGCGCCTGGGCTCGATCTATCGCCGTGCTGTTCGGATCCGAGAAGGTCTCCCACAGGCGCTGCTGCGCGGACGCAACAGCCAGCGCGGCAGCCTCTTCCGTCAACGCGGTCCGCCCGAGTTCCCGATTGATGTCTTCGAGATCTTCTTTTGCCTGCTTGCGCGCCCGATTGAGGTCCTTCTGTGCCTTCAAGGTAGCGGCCTGGGCGTTCTTCACGCCCCGCTCGGCAGAGACGATCCCACGGTTCGCCTGCTCCACTTGCTTCGCGGCTGATGCCTGCTGTTTCTGCGCGTTGGCGATGTTCTTCGCTCGCGACTCAGCGTCCTTGGCTGCGGAATCAGCAGCTTTGCCAGCGGCAGAGAACGCGTCGCCGACGCCCTGGAATCCGATGACCAGTGTCGCGACTGCGGCAACCGCAGCGGAGAGACCAGCAGGCAGCAGTGCGATCACACCGGCCGCCTGAGTCAGTTGGCTAAGCAGTGGCACCAAAGACACGGCAGCCAGCGCGACCAAACCAACGGTGGCAAGGCTCGTCAGGTTGCTCAACGAGAGCATGTTGCGAGCGGCGTCGAGGATCGCGCTGTTGAGACCCGACATACCCGCTGAGAACAAGCGGCTGAACGAGTTCCGATCGCTCCGCGCCCGGTCTAGCCTGTCGTCGGCTTCTCGCTGCTGGTTCATCAGCCCGGACACGCGGCCGAGAGCGTCTGCCTGATCTCTCAGCGCTCGGTTTCGCCTTTGGAGAGCAGCCATGCGCTGGGATTCCGTCGCCGACGCCCTCGCAAGTACCTCTTGATACCTCTCCTCGGCGAGGCGGGCACGGTCCACGGCGTCGCCGTGGCTGCGCTGTGCCTGTTCGAGTCGTGCTCGGATGTTGGCGACTTCTGCTTCTGCGCGTGCGACGCTGGCCCGGTCGATCTCGATCTGCAAGCGGATCGCACGGATAGGCCGGGTGAAGATCCCGCCGGTGAGACGACGGCGCGCGCTTGCGACCGCGCCCGCACCAATACCGGAAGTCTCCTGCCCCACAGCCGACGCAAGCGAACGGAGCGCCATCAGCTGGGCAACCGCCGCAGCAGTGTCGACGTTCACGTTCATCGTCAACGGGACCGCGGCCTGCGCCGCACGAAACGCCTCCAACTGAGAAGTAGCGCGGGCAAGATCAACGTCAACCGGGACCTTGATAGCCCTGATGCCGGTAGTCGAACCCCGGATCTTCGAGCGGATGTTGCTAGTGTCGACGTTCACGCCGACCTTCACGTCAACGCCCTTCGCAGCTGCGTTGACCTTCGTCCGCAGATCAGCGCGGAACCCCTTCGCCAAGGTCGCACGCGCCTCGACATCCATCCGGACACCGAGAGAGCCGGCCTTCACCTTCTCCCGAAGGTCAGTCTTGAAACCCCGCATCAACTGCGGTTTCACCGTGACCGTCAGCGACTCGTTGATCGGCTTCAGCAGTGTCTTGACGTCGGCTTTGAAGGTCGCTGCCAGTTGAGGGCGCAGCGTCAGCCGCGCCGACCCAGCGCTATAGCTCGGCCAGTTCGCCATGCGGGCACCGCCTATGAAGGTGTGGGAGGCGCGCGAGTGCGCGCGTTGGAAGATGGGTCCGCGGCGTGGTCACGCGGACACGACGAAGGCCGAACCTGAATCAGGTCCGGCCTTCGCTTGGTGTGTTGTGTTTGTGGGAGGCTAGCGCCCCGTGAGGGCGCGGGAGCTAACCGATCGGCTGGATCTGCCCCATGGTTGCTGAGCTTGCCCCTGGCTCGGCGCTGAACGCTGCGGCGAAGGATCCCACCGAGGGGCGGATCTGCCGCAGCAGCCTTTCCGGAATCTCTGAGTGGAAGTGGAAGCGTCGGGTGAGTTCGGTGATGGGGATGTTAGCGGTCAGACTCAGCAGCTCGATTCCGACTACCATGTTCATGTCGTCGACGTCCACCTGGATGTCCGGGGTCACCTCGATGGTGTTTGCCACCTTACGATCACTAAACTCCACGTACGCAGCGCCTGCATCGTGGTCAACGGTTACCTTCACTGGGTAGGACGTGCTCATGTTGTGGTTCCCTTCCAAGCCGCTGACTTGACGACGAGTTTGTCAGTGTGGTCGAGCGGTACTGGGGTCGGCAGGGTCCAGACCTTCAGCTCTCGACCGTCGGCCCCGTAACCATGATGGCAGATTCCGTCCTGATCACCAGGTCTATGCATGGTGCAGTTCGAGAGCGCAGTCTCTACATCTACCTTCGTGATGCTTCGGCGCCGCATCTGAGAGGTTGCGTGCCTGGTATATATGACCCGCATCACGACTTGAGCACCTCGAACGCCAGCCGCCGCTCACGCTGGCCGTCCACATCGACGAAGACTTCAACTAGGCCAGGGCCTGTGAGCTGGATGACGTTCTGGGCGGCGAATACGATGCCGATCTTCCCGTCGTACACCGTTACGTGGTTCCGGTGCGATAGCAATGTCCCCCGCATGATGACTTCCGGCGCTTCGCGCGGAGGCTTGACCGTGATCGACACTTCGATCGTTTCGGTCTCTTCTGGCGCGCGTACCCGCCCTGCCACTGCAAACGCATGCTGAACAGGGAAAGTGGATACGGCAACCATCGTGTAGCTGGCACCGACCGCGGTCAACTTGCCACCTTCAACGGTCGCGAAGTCTGCTACGAACGCGTAATCCAGCTCAGCCATGCTGGGTACCCTACATCGCAGTCGGACGCAGGCCGCTCCAACTCAGGCAGATGCCAAAGATGGCGCAGGACGATTGCGACACCGTCCACGTGTTGCGCCCCGGCCGCGTCCCTGCCCGCTCTCATCGACCCTCAGCGAAGCGACGCTTCTACGCCGCTAGAGAACCAAGTGCAAGGGCAGGGGGCGACTCGCCGCGGCCGCCCGGTCGGATGGGCTCTGACCGAATGGTCGACTCCCGCCTCAAGCGCCGTAGTCTCTATGCAGTGGTTTAGTGTGCATGCTATGGTCGACGCCGTTGAACACGGTCGACACGAAGGGTCTGAGATGATTGCCGTTATGGACGTTGACGCAGAGGAGGCCGAGCGATTGCTAGCTGCTGTGCGCGATGCGACGCGGCGAGCGAAGGAGTCGAGGGCGAAGGCTGATGAGGATTCGGCGTTACGTCGGGTGGCAGTCGCGAAGGCGATGATGGCCGGCGTTCCCCGCGATGCGATCGCAGAGGCGGCGGAGGTGCATCGCAACGTCCTGTACCAGATCGTCAAGAAGAAGAACCAAAGCAAGTAGAGTACTTGCATCCGTTCGAGGCGTTGCCGTAGTCTGCAAGTAGTCCACTTGCAGAACAGTGGCGGCGCCCTTCAACTCTTGGCCGAGCAGGGCGTCGCCACTTCTACCGAACGGAGATTCGGCATGAAACAGGCTAACACGTCTGAAGTCGTCCTGTTCCAGTACGACAACGCCGACGTACGCACTCTGCTCATCCACGGCGAGCCGTGGTTCGTGCTCGCGGATCTGTGCAAGGTGCTGGAGATCGCGGCTGTGGGCCGCGTCGCCGCCCGGCTGGATGAGGGTGTGCGTCAGACGCACACCCTTCAAACCGCGGGCGGACCGCAGCAGATGACGATCGTCTCCGAGTCCGGCATGTACGAGGTCGTCATCCGGTCGGACAAGCCGGAGGCGGCGGCCTTCCGCCGTTGGATCACCTCTGAGGTATTGCCGTCGATCCGCAAGACGGGCGGCTACTCGGTTCAGCCCGCGCTCACCGAGGACGAGCTGATCCATCGGGCGCTGGAGGTGTCGGCCCGCCGCTTGGCGCAGTTGACCGAGAGAGTGGCCAAGCTGGAGCCCAAAGCCGATCTCGCGGACACATTCCTGGTCGCTCAGGGTGGCGCGCGTCTCGTGCGTGAGGTTGCGAAGCTGTTCGGGATGAAGGAACGCGACCTGCGGCGGTTCCTCGTCGAAGAAGGACTGCTGTTCACCAAGCACGCCGAGTGTGGGGACATCCAGTACGACCACTACGCCGAGCATGCGCACCACTTCCGCGCCCGCGAAACCCTCGTCAAGCACACGTGGGGCACCTGCACCCATTACACCGTTGACGTGCTCCCGCGAGGCGTGGAACTGATTCGCAAGCGGATCAAAGAAGCCACCCCTCCCGCGCCCGCCGCGTAGCCCCGTCTCCTTCTCTCACCCTCTCAAGGCCCCGCGTGGCGGGTCGTGCTGTCGCGCGGGGCTTTCTCATGCTTGAGGAGTTCGTTGTGTGTGACCTCGATGAGATGTTGCGGCGCATCATCGACCTCGAAATGGCGGCGTTCCATCCGGCCGACAGAGACGTTACGTTCTGGATCAGTGATGACGGCTTCGTGTGGAAGGATATCGGGCGGATCACAGTGCACGCGCTGACCGCACGGATTGATGTGTGGCCTTTCGGTGGACCGGATCTCAGCGCATCCGATCTTGAGTTGATCCGCGCGCGAAGCGTTGATGCGTGGATCAATCACCCGCACCTAGAGCACAACAGAAGCGGGTGGACCGAACGGTGGAGCCAGCGGGTCGGTAGGTACTGGGAGGCTGTCATCTCGACGCCCTCCGGAGTGGACATAGCGACTCGGCGGTGATGCTAGGAGCGCGGTGGCTGAACGATGTCCGTCCATCGCGTTCCATCCCACCAGCGTGTGACACCGTCTGGTGAGGAATAGAACCCGGGCGGGGGCGAGAGGGGTGTTGGTGTCGGCGGGGGCGATGGACGCTTCTCCCCGACCCTCCATAGCGCTCGTACGACCAGGAACGGGAGACCCACAAAGATCGCGGCTAGCAGCAGGAGGAGCAGCACGCCTCCGCCACTGACGTCGTTGGCATTGGCCCACAGGACGACAAACACAATGGCTACGACCCCAAGCAGCGGGGTGAACCACCACTCATCACCGATGCTCGTGTTCGTTCGATAGCGGCCATTGATCGGAGTGCCAAGCGGTAGCCCGGGCCTCGGTGGCTGGTACCCCGTCGGGTTACCTGGGCCGGGCGCGGGCGGGGGATACTGCCCGGGCGGCGGCGGTCCTTGTGGTGGCTGGTAGGTCATCGGGGTTCCCCCTGGCTGGTGTGGGTGTCACCGACGTTGTCGAGTGACGACCAGCCAGATGTTACTACCGATCGGAGTTGTATCCCTAGCTTCTGATGCCCATCGCGCGGAGTGCTGAGACTACGTTCTGGGTTTCTTGCTCGTCTCGGATCCGCTGTTCGGCGGTCATCGGGCGTCGTTCGGGCGGGAACGGGGGCGGTAGTTTGCCGCCGAGTCCGGCGGCGTAGGCGCGCATCTGTTCCTTGAGTAGGTCGATGACGCGCAGTAGAAGTAGTGCTTCGAGGGTGTATCCGAGCGGGCTAGGCGGAGGTATCTCCTCCGGTAACGGTTGTTTGGCCAGTTCACGGCCCAACTCCTCGTTCATGGCGAGCGCTGAGTGGTAGCAGCCGTGGGACGGGAGCCGCCGCAAGAACCGATACAGCTGCGGCCATGGTCGGTCGCCGCGGAAGTAGTCGCCGAGGTCGACCCCCAGCACATGCTGGAGGTCGTATTCGATCTCTTCCCCGTAGTCCTCGATGAGGAGTACGAGGGCTAGGCGCCCCCCGGCAGATCACCGGCCTTTGCACCGGGGACGCCGGAGAAGTGGGAGTTCATGTCGTCGACCAGCATGAACAGGACGTCGAACGGTTCGCCCCGGACGATGCTCCACACGGCGGGGAAGGCGTCACCGCAGATGATCTCGAACAGGCGGCGAATGTTCGCGGCGTCGAAGTCACCGTTGCTGTCGACGACCTGGGCCATCGCGGTCACCTGCTCGACGGTGGTCGGCGGGTAGATCGGGGTGGGAGGTTCGGTGCCGTCGAACAGGTACGGGGTGACCTTGCCCTGCTTGGCGCGGGCTTCGTCGCGCAGCTGTGCCCACCGGCTCTTGGCCGGGGCAACGGTGGCGGTCTTCTTGGGGGCAGGCATGATCGTTTCTCCTGGCAGAGGGGGTGTTACTTGTCGGTCTTGGGGGCGGCCTTGGATGCCGCCAACTTGAGCGCGGGCTTGGCCGGTTCAGGCATTGGCGCGGGAGGGTTGTCGCTCTCGGGCGCGTAGTGGACGTGGTCCTGGTGCTCGCCGTCCTTGAACAAAACGAACGGCTTTTCCCGGTCGGTGGCGAGCTTGTAGCCCTTGCTGAGCAGCTGTTCACGCTCGGTCGGGGAGCCGGCGAGGAAGGTGCGGCCGTCGGGGGCGACCATGCGGATCGGTTCGAAAGCCATGTGTGTCTCCTGGCTCGGGCCTGGCGGGAGGACGGGGGTGCCTGCCCCGCGCGCGGCCAGGAATCACGCGCGGGGCGGCAGCATGGGTGCCTGAGGTCAGGCGTAGGTGACCGGGTAGGGGGTCGACGGGCCGGTCGCGTTGGTGACGACGATGTTGTGGCTTCCCGCGGTCTTGGCCGGGGTGGTGATCGCCAGCGTGCCGTCGTCGACGACGGTGTAATCGGTCGCGGCGGTGCCGCCCACGGTGACCGCGCTGGTGCCGGTGAAGTGCTGGCCCAGCAGAGCCACCGATTCGCCACCGGCCGCGGCGAGCGTGCCGGCGGGCAGGTGCGAGGAGATGGTCGGGACGGCGGCGACGGCTTCGAAGCCCATCTCGTCGAGCAGCGGGCCGACGCCCGGACCGCAGAGGACGTTCTTCAGCGAGTAGCCGAGAGTCTCATCGATCTTCGCCGACCAGGTGACGTTGTAGGACAGGGAGCCGTCCTGGCTCCACGACTGCTCACCGATCTCGGTGACGGTGGCGCGCGGCAGGATCCGCAGGATCCAGATCTGGTCGGCGCCCGACCCGTCGACCATTCCGAAGATCAGTCGGTGGTAGCGGGTCTCGGGGGCGGTCGGGTCGTTCCACTGGATTTCCTTCGTGGTCGCATCAGCGGTCACGGTGGACAGGTCCAGGCCCGAGTACAGTTCCAGGCTGCGGCGCTGGGTCTGCAACAGGGTGGTCGACACGCTCATCTTGCGGGAGATGATGTCGGTGCGGGGCGGCTCCAGTGCGCCCCACGCCTCGACATCCGAGGACTCGACCTCGGGGCGGAAGGTGGGCGGGGCGTCCTTGGCGGTCAGGCCGAGGCTTTCGAAGCCGGCCGAGCCGAGGTCCTGGAATTCGGCGGAGACGCCGGAGGTGAATGCGGCGGGGATGGTCGCGCTCATGTCGCCGATGAGGACGAAGCCCTTGTTGGGGCGCCGGATCAGCGACGGCTTCCAGTCCGCGACCTGCTCGAAAGTTGCAGCGGGCATGTGGTTTTCCTTGTGTTGGGCACACCCAGAAGCCCGGTCACCGTGAGCGGTGCGGGCGGTGTGAAGAAGGTTGTGAAGGGCTAGGCGCGGGGCCTGCGGTAGGAGAGGCGCACGGTGGCGGTCACGCCGCGCAGTTCCCTGTTCTGCGGCGGGATGTACTGGCCGCCGGAGGTTTCCTCAGCGACGTCGATCAGGAACCCGCCGGGGGCTGTGTTGCCTGCGTTGCGGATGCGTTCCTGCCCGGCGGTTTTCAACTGCTTGGATTCGGCGCGGGTGGCGGCGACGTATTCGACGTCGATGACGGGGTTGTCTGCGACGCCGTCTTCGCGCCCGCCGACGCGAGTGACGTAGATGTATGGCGGTTCGATCTGGTCGGATTCGAACGTCACGACGGGGGCGATGTCGCTGAGCAGTGCCCGCATGACTTCGTCGAACTCGGGGTAGGGGGGCAGCGGCATCGGCTCTACCCCTCCACGTCTTTGATGAAGTCGTGCATCACATGCTCGGGCCGGTTCCAGCGGGTGCCGTGTTCGCGGAAGCGGGCGTAATACCCTTCGGCGTAGGTGACGCCTTCGATGACGCCGTCCTCACCAGGGCCGGACAGCGCCTCCACGTGGGTTGCGTTGAATCCGGTACGCCACCGGCTGCGCTCCGCCCACCGATCGGCGCCTTGTTCGGCGATCTCGTGAACGAATTCGGTCAGCTCAGGCGACTCGCGCAGGAATGTCCTGTCGAGGTCGAAGTCACTGCCGTCGTACTCCACTGCTGCCGTCCTTTGCGATGGTGAATCGGACGCCGGTGGACCAGCCGGTGAAGGGATTCGGGGTTTCTCGCACCTGCCCGTCGATGACGAACTCTCTCCCGTCCGGTAGGCGAATCCGGTCGGAGGCCAAGACGTCGGCGCCGTGGGGCGCGGTCACCCGCGCGGACAGCATCAGCTGCTCGCCCTTGCTGTTGTCCTCGCTGTCGGTGGACCATTTGAGGTCGCACGGCCCGATCTGGTGTGTGGCCTCGGCGGGGTTGGTGTAGTCGCCTTCCCAGTTGCGGGCGTTGGTGTTTCCGCGTCGGACGACGGTCAACATCACACCGTGCGGGTAGGTGGGCGGCCGGTAGTTCACCATGTGCACGGCCTCGTCGACGCCAGCCCCGCATTACGCAGGATCCGCAACGCCATCCCCGACAGTGTGGACAGGGACCGTTCGACCTCGGCGCCGGTGATGGTGTCGCCGTAGGCGACGCTGCCGCCGTCTGCGGTTTGCGACGCCACCGCCAACTCCCGGCCTACTGTTCCTGCGGCGGGGTTGATGCCGGCGAGATGCCACATCGCCGCCTGGGCGCAGGTTGCCTCCCGCATCGCCTCGGCGATGTCGAGGTCGACTGGCAGCCCGGACGGGTAGGTGTCGTAGAGGTCGAGGCGGGTTGCTTCCCTGACCAGTTGCGAGGCGTACCGGATGAGCTGTGTCGCGGTCGTGTTGTCGGGGAGGTCGGTGAGCCAGCCGTCTGCGAGGTCTTCGGGGGCGGCGTAGACGAGCATTATTCGTCCCCGCCCTCCGCGGCCTTGCGAGGAGCGGTCTTACGCGGGGCCGTCTTCTTGACCGGCTCCGCAGGCTTCTCCGGCTGGGGTGTGGCCTTGCGGGCGTCGGTTTCGCTGATCTCGGCCCAGTACGCCCACTCCAGCAGGTCGGGGCGCGGCTCGTCGGACTCGATCAGCAGGTCTTGGTCATCGCCCAAATACTTGTAGAAGTGGGGCACTAGAACTCTCCAAAGAGTCGACCGCCGTCGGGCCACCACACCTGAGTGTGGTGGCCCGGTGGCGGCGGAGGCGGATCAGGCAGCCAGTTCGCCGCGCAGCAGCACGCCGCGGTTGGCGTCGAGGGTCTTGGTGCCGAACAGGATGTCGACGCTGATGACGTCGGACTTCAGGTTCATGTCGTAGTCCTGCACGACGCGCAGGGCCAGGCCCTTGTAGGACTCCATCGCGCCCCAGGTGTTGGAGCGGGGCAGGGCCAGCGGCGCCGAGGCCAGCGCGAGCGCGGTCCGGTGGAACGCCAAACCGACCTCGGTCGTCGGCTGACCCGAGGCCGGGGAGCTGGCGGGCTGCACGATGTTCTGGGTCATGTAGGCGTCGAAACCGAACAGGTTGCGGCCGATGGAGCCCTCACGCAGCGCGGCGGTCGAACCGGACTTGTCGGCGTGCTTGATGATGTCGCTGTTCAGCCAGCCCGCCCGCGCGGTCGGACCCACAACCGCCGAACGCTCCGAGGTCGGGACCTTCTGGATGTTCAGCAACCGGTCCGCTTCGATGAGCACTTCGGGCTTGTTCCACTCGAAACCGGTGCCGGTGCCGGCGACGGCGGTGAAATCGGCCTTGGCCTGGGCGATGATGGCGCGGTCGACTTCCTGGGCCAGCGCCTCGCAGGCGGGCATCAGGAACTGCTCGTCGAAGTCCTCCAGGCGCAGGGTGAGGTCCTGGGCGGTGATCGCGAAGGAGACGTCGCGGTGCTTGTCGAGGGTGACGGCCACGCTGGTCTCGGTCGCGTTCTGGACGGTGATCGACGGCGAGGCCGGGTTGAAGGTCTGTGCGGTGAAGGTGGCCGGCTTGCGGATGGTGACCGTCGAGCCGATCTTCTGGCCGCCCCACTCCGAGGAAACATCGGTGTAGACGAGCGGGACCATGCACAGGTTTTCGTACAGGTTTGCCAGCGCCTTCTTCGCGATGACGCTGGGGGTGAGCAGAGTGTTAGCCATTTATGGCTCCTTGAATGCGTTAGGCGCTGTCGCGGTTTCCGCGGAAAGTGCGCCGGTAGTAGTCGATGTCCTTTTCGGCTGCGGGGTTGGGGGCCGCGTTGCCGCCGGACAGGTCACCGCCGCTACGAGGAGCCGACACCCGGTCGGTCGCCTTCTTCAGCTTCGGGTTGTTTTCGACCGCCGCAGAAACGATCGCTTCCACCTGGGCAGCGAAATCGTCGGCGTCAGTGTCGAGAGATTCGATTGCCGCGTTTACCGAGCGGGAATCGAGGAGAGACGCCAGGTCGCCGTCGACTTTGGAGGCGGCGGCGGTGAGTGCGTCTTTGCGTGCATAGTTGCGGAGCTTTTCGGCTGCGGCGTCGCGTTCGGCGGCCAGCGCCTGTTCGCGTTCCTGTGCCTGCTTCAGCAGCTCCGCGGGGTCGGGTGGGGTGTCGTCCTTGATCAGGCCGAGCGCGCGCCCGATCTGCTCGGACAGCTCCCGCTGCGCTTTCTCGGCTGCCTCGCGGGCGGCCTGTTCCGCTGCTTCTTTGCCCTTGATGCGGGCGGCTGCGGCTTCGTCGCGCAGTTTCTTGACGTACTTCTCGTCATAGGTTTTCTCGGCAGGCTTGTCCTCGGTGAGGGAATCAGCCGCGGGTTCGGATTCGGTGCCCTGTACATCGGCACCGACTTCCGCAGTCTCGACCGTTTCCACCTCGACGGTTTCAACAGCCTCAACCGGAGCGTTTTCAGTTGTTTCCTGGTGGGTGGCTTCGTCGGCCATGAATGTGCCTCCTGGACACGCGAAAATCACCCGTTCGGCGACCTGGCCAGAAAGGGTGGTGAAATGACGAAACCCCCAGAACCTTTAACCGAGAGTTAAAGGGTGGGGGTTGGGGCTCCGCGTCAGAAGGCGGAGAAGACTATAGGGTTAGGCGTCGTCGTCGGTGGTGATCCCGAATCGTCGTCGCATTTCCTGCTCGGCGCGCGCGGCGTTCGACCCATCGAGCTGCCCGGCAAAAGCTTGTTCAGCCGCGTCGATCAGGTCAGGGGTCACATGCGGGTAGGCGGATGCGATCGCCATCAGCGCCTCATCCACGTCGTCGTCGACACCGTTGTGGCTGTAGACGACGCCTCGATCGACCGCTTCACGAAGGGCCGCTTCGAACAGCTGCCGCTTCTCCGCTGTGGTCAGCGGGCGGGTCGGGCGAGTCACTGTGGCCTCCTGGCCTTGTCGAGTAGCAACTGGTACAGGACCTTCGCAGGCTCACACGCATCTTCGCCGCGGATCTCCACTTCGGCAAACGACTCGGCCAGTGCCTCACGAAGTTCCAGCCCGCCTTCTTCCTTGAAGCAGTACTCGCTGAGTTGGTGCAGCCAGATGTTGAATTTCCGCATCCAGTCCTGGGGCTTCTCGCCTGGCTGGAGCGGGTAGTTCTGTTGGTAGTAGCGGTCGAGGGTCCGGGCCACTTCGGCGCGGGCCCCGTGGTTACCGGCAACATCGAGGACGTGCCCGAACTCGTGCACGATCGTCGCGTAGACGGGACGGCGGTCGAACCCGGGCGGATGGAAGCCGCTGGCTACATCCTGGGCTGCTGAGGTGCGCCAACCCTCATAGTCGCCGGCGAACATCTCGTTCATCAGCAGCTGTTCGACGTACCAGTCGCCGCCATCGCGGGATCGGCGGCTCGGGGTTCGAGCGTTGATCCGGTGGGCGCGAGGGTCGCGAACCTCGCCGATGGCGATGACGTTCGGTTGCATCTGCGGGTAGCGGGTCATCATGTCGTGCACTGCGCGTGCGTACTCTTGCGCGACCGTGAGCGAGACACCCGGTCGGTCGAAACCTTCGACGCGTACCGGATGCAACTGTTCGAGGATCGCGGCGACCTCGGCGGGGCTGGTCGCGTCGTCGAACGGTGACGGCGGGATGTCTTCGGGGAGGTTGTCGCGGTTCGGTCGGTCCTCGCCCGAGCCCTGCCGTGCCATCGCGGGGGCTTCACCGTTCCGCATCGCGGAATCGACCACCGCGACCCGCTGCCGCTGCCGCTCCCGGCGGACGACCGCCCGCTGTCTGCGGCGAGCCTGACGTACCTCGTCGGGGACACGCACCGCTGCGGGCGGGGCAGGGTCGTCGGGTGTCCACACACTGAGGGTGTGGCGGCAGCCGGGATGCCATAGGCCGCGGGCTCGCGCTTCCGCGATCGAGCACAGCACGGTGACAGCGACGGGCCGCCCGTTGCTGGCAGCGCGTGATACGGCGCCGACCGTGGTGCCGGAGATCGACAGCACTTGTCCCTCGAATGGGCGGCATCGTTCGCAGGCGCCGCTGACGTCGGAGACGATTACCAGGTCGTGGCCGTCGGCTTGGGCTTGGGCGCAGTAGGCGTCGACTTCGGCGCGGGTGATCGCGGATCGGACGGTGACTTCGACGTAGGAGACGAGGTCGTATCGGCGTCCACGTGCGTCGATGAACCCGGTGATGCCCTGGCGGGCGAAGGCGTGCAGGGCGCGTTGCACGACACGAGCCCTGTCGACCGGGCCACCGGTTTGTCCGGCCTGTTCGGCTTGGAGGGCGTCGTAGACGGTGCGCCGGTACACCGATTCCAGAACCCGCGGCACATGGTCGTGGGTTGCGCGGACGGTGGCCAGAGTGTCGTCGATCAGGCGTCGTAGCTGCCGTTCGTCGGGCGGGTTGTGGCGGCCGGGTAGGTCGCTGCGTGCTGCGGTGGCGCCGTCCCGCCAGGCACCGGTCAACGCCGTCGTCAATCGTGCAGGTAGTTCACGGTCGGTGGCGGTGATGATGGTGTCGACGTCGCGGCGGAACTTGCCCAATCGCATGAGGAGGCGTCGTGCCCAGATCGCGAGGTGCCCGATGCCCGGTGCGAGGGTTTTCGCCAGCAGTTCCAGCAGTTTCCGTTCGGTGCGCCGGTAGAGGCGCACGACCGGTCCGGCGCGGCGGTCGCCATAGGAGGGGGTGAGAGGCATCAGGCTGCCTCCTTCACCTCCGCGTCAGGCTCGACCTGGCCGGTCGGGGTCAGGGACCTCGTAGGTGTTCTCCTTGAGGATCCGGGCGACTTCTTCGGCGACTTCGGGGTTGGACCAGTTGGGGTGGAGTTCCCGCACCGCGGTCTCGGTTGAGATCAGCTGCGCTGTCTTGAGATTCGCCATCGCAGTGGACAGGGCGATAGGGTCTTGGTCGACGCGGACCGGGAACTTCATTTCCGGGTCGGCTTTCAACCCGTAGTCAGGCCGGTTGTAGACGATGCGGTCGAGTTCGAGCATCGTGCGTGCGAGCGGCTGCAACGCCGACTGCCAGTACAAGATCTTCCGCGCCCGGGTGGTGTTGCTTTTGTCCTTGCGCGCGGACACTTCGGTGGCGGTCATCGTGCCGGTGCCGCTGTCGTCGAAATCGCCGACCGAGTAGCCGCACGCGCGCAGGATCTCCTTGACCAGCCGCTCGCACGTCTTCGCGTGTTCCTCGACCCGGATCGCGAACTGCTGCGCCTGCACCAATCGGGCGCCGGTGTCGTCGTTGACAGACATGCTGTCCGACGGGACGGGTGTGAAGATCTGCTGTTCCGGGTCCCAGGAGGCGCCCTTGCCGGGTCCGTTGTCTTCAAGAAGTTCTTGGGCGACGAACAGGCGGGCCTTGGCGAGGTCGAGGTCCCGCATCCACGACGACCATGCTTCGTCGAGGGCGTCGAAGAGTGGTTCGACGCCTTCGAAGTCGGAGCGGCCGAGCGCGGACAGTTGCGGTACGTTGCGCCAGCGGCGGGCGGGCCGCACGTTCGGCACGTACGCTGCGGTCAGGCCCTCCACCCCGGTTGCGACAGACGAGTTTTCGTCGACCAGTTCCGCCGCCCACGTCATTGAATCCAGCGAGTCCAGGGGCATGCGGCGTCCGATGTTGTCGCCGTCGCCGAGGTAGAGGGCGTGTTCGATGCGGCCGGGTTCGTGGTGCTCCAGGTGTCGCCAGGTGCCGTGCTTGTCCTTGGCGACGATCGTCCAGAAGGTGACGGCAGCGAGCTGGCCGTATCGCCATTGCGGGATGGCGGCGTCGGGGCCGACCGCGGACAGCATCACCTTGTCGGTGGACGATTTGTCCCACCACAGGCGCAGGAACACCCCACCTAGTGCGGCTTGGACTTCCGCGCCTTCCAGCAGGGTGGCGACGGTGTCAGCGCCGTCCAGCAGTTCGTTCAACCGGGCTTGCGCGTCCTTCAGATTGGTGGCGTCGCCTTCGGTGAGAAGCCAGGACGGCGGCTGCCCGAACAGGAGGTCTGCGGAAGTGGTGGCGACGTCGGCTGCGGCAGGGACGTGCAGGCGTTTCGAGTCCTGAAGGACGGGGCGGCCCCACCAGAACCGTGCCAGGCGGCCGATCACTCCTCCGCGCAGCTGCGAGGTGCGGGGGGCGGGGAGTTGGTGTTGTCCGGAGTAGACGGCCTGGAGCACGTCGGTGTCGCCGGACCACCATGCGCTGAAGACGCCGTAGGCGTCTTGGGCGATGTCGAACGGTTCGGGCGGCCAATCGCCGTGAAAGTCAGGCATCGGCACGGTGCGCCTCCAAGGGGGAATGTCTCGGGAAGCGCCCGCTACCGGTGGCGCTATGAAGTTCGGGGTCCGCGCATCAGACGAGGCTCATTCGGGAGACTTCGCCGTCGCGGAGTAGGTAGGTCAGGCCGCCGCGTTTGGCGTCTTGGCCGTGGGCGTCGCGGTACCAGTCGGATCCGCAATCGAACGTCGAGGAGGAGATGCGGATCCGTTGAGCGCTGGTCTGGACCTCCCAGGAGTGCTGGTGTCCGTGCTGCAATACTTGTGCGCCGGCGGGGTTTTGGTTGCCGAAGCACTGTTCCTGCCACCATTTGAAGCCTTGTCCGATGCGCCATTGGTGGCCGTGGACGACGGTGACGGTGGTGGAGCCGACGGGGACGGTCATGCTGCCGTTCCACTTGTTCGGCACCCGCACTTCGACGTGCCCGAACGCGGCAGGGTTCATTTCGAGGGCGTCCGATACCGCGATCGCGGCTTCGGTGGCCCATCCGTCGCCGGGGTAGAAGTTCTGGGCGCGGGAGTGCTCGTCGTGGTTGCCGTTGACGACGTCCAAATACACCTTGTTGGTCAGTGGCGCGAACTGTTCGACGGTGTGGAGCATGAGGCGGCGCAGGATCCGGACTTGCTCGGTCACGGTTTCCTGGGTCAGCCACAGGTTCTTCGAGTTCTGCGACACCGAGCCTTCGATGCAGTCTCCTGGCATGGAGATTTGGACGCCCTCGATACCGTGGCGGGTCAGATGCCCGAACTCGGTGACCGCTGCGTCGACACTGTCGAGGTAGCGGGCGACGATCTGTTCGGTGCTTCCGTCGCGGGAGCGTTTGCCTAGTTGGAGGTCTCCGGCTTGGTAGACGAAGAAGTGTGGGCCGCCGCCGACTGGGTTGTGCGGTTGGTGCTCGTTGACTCGGTTGATGAGTTCGTCGAGGTTGGACGGCGCGGTTTTGGGGGCGATGTGGAACCGGTAGGCGGCTAGCCATTCGCCGTTGAACCCCTGCCAGCGGGATACACGCGGGTGGCCGACGATCTGCACCTCATCGGGGTTGTAGCCGAACTGTTCGAGCAGGTCGGTGTAGGAGGTGGGCGGTTGGGCCAGTGCGCCTGTCTGGACGTAGCCCTGTTGGCCGTCGAACTCGGTGCGGGGCCGGTATTCGACCTCTTGCGCGGTGGGCTGTTTGGAGAGGTCGTCGGCGAGGCTCACGCGGTTTTCTCCTGTCGGGGGTAGCAGGAGCAGCGGCGGCGGCAGTGGCGACGGAACTGGGTTTCGCGTGCGGGGCAGCCGTTGCGGACCGCGATGGTGTGGAGGTCTGCGACGGCGCCGCCTCGTTCCAGGAACTCGGTGAATGCGGCGGCGTCACGTTTGTCGAGTTCGCTGAGCCATTCCCCTGTTTTGCAGGGCGGGCGCGGCTTTTCGAAAGCAGCTACTTCGTCTGCGAATGACATTCCGGCCTCCATAGTTTGTGATCAAAACTATGGTATCGCTGCTATGCAACCAGGGGTTTTATGCCGCGTCCGCGAGTTTGATGTAGCGGCGCCACTTCCGTTCAGCAGTGACGATCAGATAGCGAAGAGCGTCGATACCGTGGTCGTTCAGCTTCACGACCTGGTCCTTGCCTTCCGCGCTGGCCTTCTCATCCCACACATAGGCGGGGATCTCTTTGAGAAGTTCTGGGCATCGGTCGGTGAACTTGAGCTTGCCCGCACCCATGAGCGCAACCATCGTCCGAATCCCGTAGGTGACGTCCTTGTTCGCTTTCGCGTTGGTCAGGCCGTCTTGCTTGAGCTGGACCCGGAAATCCAGTGCCGAGGAGTCCACGAAAACAGGTGCGGTCAGTTTCGGTGGGTTGTCGGGGTCGTCGCTGGGATGGTGTGCGCTGTCGATCCACGCGCGGACACCCTTCGACAGTTCGACGTTGGACCAGCGCGCCGCCTCCGAGTCGGCCTTGTACCGCCACTCGTCCATCACATACAAAACGTCGTCAACCCCGTGCCCGACCATGACAGCATGGGTGGGGTTGGTGGTGCCGTGGTCGATCCCGACACCGAGGATCCACCGCATGTCCGGCAGTTCTTCCCACGGAATCACATGGGTTTCGCGGTCGAACATGTCGAACACCGCGCCCTCGGCGGCCACCCACTCCCCCAGGATGAACCGCTTGTAGAAGACGCCGGTGAACTCGGCCTTCTTGCGTGCGATGTACTTCGCTGACAGTTGCGGGTTGTCCTCCATGTAGAAGTTCCAGACCTGGACATCCATGCCCTCTTCGCCGACGCGGTCGATAAACTTCTTCTTCAGATAGTGCTCGGGATTGTCGGGGTTGGTCGTCGCCAGGCAGCGCGCGCCAGGTTCTGAAAGGCGGCCCTGAAGCTGGGTCCAGAAGTTCTCCGGCAGCAGTGTGGCTTCGTCGACGAGGGCGAGGTAGATGGTGGAGCCGCGGATCTTGGATTCCGCTGATTCGTCGTTGGCGCCGATCAAGTGAACGATGCGGCCGAGGATGACGGCCGTGGACGAGCCTCTGGTGTGGTGGATTTCCTTCGCCAGCGGCCCGAACAGCGACTTCTTCTGCATCGGTTCGAGAATGTTGCGCTCGATCGTCTGCAACGTTCGGCCGATGATGACGAGCATGGCGTCCTCAGGGGCTTTGGCAACGCCGATGAAGAACGCGACGATGCTGGCGATCGACTTGCCTGAGCGGATCGCGCCGTTCCAGATGTTGATCGCGGCTTGTTCGCATTCGACGATGGAGGCGATCTGCTTGCGCGACATCGACAGGTTTCCCGTGTCGAGGGTCACTCGTCGCCCCCGTCGTCTTCGTCGCTGTTCTCAGCGTTCTTGTCGAGGGTGTATGCCGTGTGCAGTGCTTCGACAAGCTGGCCAACCATCGACTTGGATTCTTCGCTGACGTTGCCCTTGGCGTCTGCGACTACCTTCAACTCGGCGTGTTTGTACAGGCCGAGGAGTTTGGCTCGCTGGTCTTCGATCGCGAGCGCGCGGTCGATCTTCCACGTGTCGCCGTGTGTGGCGTCGTTCCAGATGCCCGCCAGCATCGCGTCGAACCGCTGCTGTTGGATCTCTATGTACTCTTCGGCGTTCTCGCGGGTGATGTCGCGGATGGCGTGGCTGATCCATTTGGAGACGGTGGTGCGGCTGACCCCCATCTGTTCGGCGATGTCGGCTTGCGAGATGCCCGATAGCCGGAGTTCGAGTGCCCGGTTGCGGCGTTCTTGGGTTCCCGCGCGCTGTTCCGGGGAGAGTGTGTGTTTGCGTGCCATGCTGGCGTACCTCCAGGATGCGCGGCGACACCTGGCCGGTCGCGATCTGTTGGGGGTGGGGCGGCTGCCACCTGGGCAAGCCGGTGAAGTGTGTTGTCGAGGGTGCACACTGTTGAATGCGGTGCATGCTCGGTATGCTGGCTGGTATGGATGACCAGTTGGCGTTGCTGGCGCATTACGCGGATCAGATCGACCACTACACGCGTGCGCGGGATGTTCTGCTGGTCGAGTTGCGGTCCCGGGAGGGGCGTCGTCCGACGTGGGAGCAGTTGGCGGGCGCGTTGCGGTTGTCCCGTACTGGGGTGATCAAATTGTTCAAGCGGGTCAGCGGCGCAGCAGGTTCGACACCTGCGTGAACGGGTCCAGTCGGCGAGGGATGGCGCCGAGGAGGTGTGCTGCGGTGGTGATGATCGCTGCACGGGTGAGGACCGGGTGTTTGGTGATGCCGCGGGCGCAGGCTGCGGTGAGCAGTTCGTCTGCGGGGGCGGCGATTTCGTAGATGGTGACGACGGTGAGGAGGGCGAGCCAGGTGGGGCCGCCGCGGAGCCGGGACCGGTAGCCGTCCATGTCAGTCCTCGGCTTCGTCCTCACGTACCAGCACGATGTCGCCCATCATCTGGGTTTGCGCCGACCACAGAGCGGTGACCAGGTCGGTTGGTGACACCTGCACGGGTTCGGGTGTGTCGATGGACAGTTCGAATGGGCCCAGTTTCAGGCGGAACTTCATCAGGGCCTCCCGTGGTCAGGCTTCGTCGTCGTTTTCTGCGAGGCTCTGCTTGAGGCGGGTGAGCCGGTGTTGCAGGAGTCCCATTTGGACGTGTGTGGGGACGCTGTCGTCGCGGGTGAACGATCCGACTGATGTCCAGGTGTCGCCATCGTCGTCGATGCCGCGTCGAGTAGCGACAACGACGTAGTCGAGCAGGAGCCCGGGGTCGTCGTCTTCGCTGTAGATGCGCCATACGGTGTCGATTGCCTCGGTGAGGGCGTCGTCGGCGGCGACCTGGTCAGGCGTCCTCGGCATCCGATGTCTCCTGTTCGCGGCCGTCGAGGCTGTGGTGCCTGATCAGCCAGCCGTCAATACGTCCCGTAGCGCGGTTGGTGATGGCGTGCCGCTCAGGGCCGCAGACGCAATCGACGGCCTCGTGGTGGATCAGGTCACCCAATGGCCAGCCGTGAACTTCGTCTGCGGTGAGTTGCCTGATCGCCCAGGGTTTCTGTTGCGTCATGCGCGCCCCTGTCGCTAGTGCTGTTGCGCTTCCGACTTCCGACGCGAGCGGATTCCGTACAGGTTCGCGGCGCCATATGTGAACGCCGACAGCAGGAACCACCACTGCTGGGTGGAGACGGCGTAGGCGATCCACAGGGCTTGTACGGCGAGACCGATGCCGGGGCCGAGCAGCGACTTCGGGTAGCGGTAGACGCAAACCAACCCGGTCACGCCGATCATGGTCAGCGCGAAAGACCACCACTGCGAGATCACGCCACGCCCTTCTGCACCGCCGCCGCCCATTTGAGGTTGTCGGGTGAGAACCCGGACCAATGCTGGTCACCGGCGACGACCACGGGTGCCTGCTTGTAGCCGAGTGCGCGGATCGCGTCGCGTGCCTCCGCATCTTCGGTGACGTCGACGAGGGTGTAGACCGCGCCGAGCTGGTCGAGCTTCTTCTTCGTCGCCTTGCATGGCTGACAGTTCGGACGGGTGTAGACCTTGATCTCCATCAACCGCGGCCCGCCTCGGCGTACCGTCGCTGTGCCTCCGCCAGGGAATCGCACGCATCCGCGATATCGCGTCGGCCGGCATCCCTTTCGGCATCGGTTCCGGCGGCAGCGAGACGGCGTTGCGCCCTGAACAGGCCGATTTCGGCAATGGCGAGGTCAAAGCTCATGGAAAGCGGACTCCAAGATCAGGCAAGGGTGGAAGCGGCGGCAAGACGGGAATGTATGACTCGATCGGGCCGGGCACGTGGTCCAGCACCTCCGGCGGAAGCGCCGGCTCCACCCACTCGGGCACATAGTCACGGATCGGGGTCGGCGCGTACGGCTCCGGCGTGAACGCATCGATGATCGGGTTGACGTCCTGGATGGACGGCAGCGGACCCGGCTCCCACGTCGGCAGCGGCAACGGCTCTTCGATCGGAGGCAGTCCCGTGGGCGTGTTCTGGGGGATGTTCGGGTTCGGGGACGGCATCTCCACGAAGTGGTCACCCGGACCGAGGTCTTGCCCCTCCCCCGGCGCGTACCCGTGCCAGCCGGTCAGGAACCCGTGCGCACCCAACCCGAAGCGGACCGGATCCGACCAGGGGGCGGGGCTGTCGCACACGAAGTCGTACTCGTGGCACACCGACGTCACATTCGGGGCCACCTCACGATGGTCCGGGTTCGACGTGCCCGGGTAGATGCCAGGGATTGCGTCGTAGATGCCGCCCGGTCGGCGCGGATCACCGTACACCACAACCTCGTCCGCGAGATGCGCTTGATTCCCCGCGACCTCGGCGCCGAGGCTGTGCCCGATCACCTTCACATGCCCGCCGGGGCATTCCTGCCGGTAGGCGCCGATCCGCGCGGCGAGGGCTTGCTCACCCTCCGCGACGGACTGGTCCTTGGTGTACGGGCCGGTCGGCCACACACTCGACGTGTAGTCCAGGGACTCGACGCGCGCGCCTTCCGCGGCGGCCTGGTCGAGGTGGGCGTCCATCATCGTGTGGGCGCCAGCAGCTTGGGCGGCCTGCTCGCCGTTGCCGCCAACACCGATCACCAGTGGACGGCAGTCGGGTTCCGCGACGGCGGTGGGGGCGGCGAATCCGAGCGGACCCAGCCAGAATACGAGGGAAGCGGCGCAGGCGGCGGCGGTGGTGCGGCGAGACATTGGCGCCTCCTGGCGCTCGTGATCAACAGAAGCTGAGGCCCGCCGGCTCCCGAGGTAGCGAAAACCGGCCGGCGGGCCGACCGCGGCGCTTGCAGCTGCCTGCGGTCACGCCACCTGTGATGCCCTGCGGCCTGCGCGGCGTGAGATCGGCGCGGCGGCCCCGGGTGATTGGGGCACGAGGGTGGTGGCGAAACTTGCGGTGTTGGTTTGGGGTCACCAGGTAGGCACCGACTACCTTCTGCGTTACCTCACAGGGGAGGTCGCACCGCGCACGTAGGGGCGGTTAAGTCATTGGATCGAGCGCGGCTTCGCGCCTACGATCTGGGCATGGCGATCAAGGGGATCGAGAGCGCTCGCTTGAAGTTCGAGCATGCCGAGAGGCACCTCCAGGCGCTCACGAAGAGCGTGACGGACTTCGCCGACGGTCATCCTTGCCACTGCACGGTGGCGTGGGAGCGGAACCACCCTGAGTACATATGTCATGTGGTGGTCAAGGAGGCATCCACCGTGCCTGACCTGGTCGCGCTACAAGCGTCCGATTACATCGGCAACCTGCGCGCGGCCCTCGATCACGCGGTGTATACACGGGACTGATGCAGGATTCGGTGACAGGTTCGGTCACGCGGCCTGACTGGCCGGTGGGGTCATGATTACTTCGTATTCGACGGGCGTCAAACGCCC